GGCCGTATGTTATCCGTCCTGCGCTGGCTGACCGCAAAGGGTGGGCGATAATTATTGGAACGCCAAAGGGTAAGAATAGCTTTTACGAACGCTTTGAAGCGGGCAAGCAAGACAAGGATTGCTTTACGTTGCTGCTGACCGCATCTAATTCGGGAATTCTTGACCAAGAAGAAATTGACGCGCTGAGAAAAGAGTTGTCGGAGGACGCATGGCTACAGGAGATGGAGTGCAACTTCGACGCGGCGATACCGGGGGCGATATACGGTAAGGAGATGTACGAAGTGAAACAGTCAGGTAGGGAAAGACCTTGCTATGACCGTAAACTTAAGACATTTGCGGCTATCGATTTGGGGTGGAGCGACGACACGGCAATTTGGTGGTTTCAGGTGGCAGGTAAAGAGCTTAGGTTTATTGACTGCTACAGCAACAGTGGTATGCCTATCGCGCACTACCATGACATTTTGCAGAGTAAAGGCTATGATTACGGTGAATGGCTGTATTTGCCGCACGACGCAAAAGCTAAATCATTGCAAACGGGCAGAAGTATTGAGGAGCAATTTCGTTCACTTGGTTGGTCGCCTAGAATTGTCCCAAATATATCACTTATGGACGGAATACAAGCCGCTAGGTTATCATTAGCAAACTGTTGGTTTGACCCAAGCTGCAAAGAAGGAATGGAAGCGCTAACACAGTACCAAAGAGAGTATAATGTGGACAAAAAGGTATTTAATGAACGCCCCAAACACGATTGGACATCTCACTTTGCTGATGCTTTCCGGTACGCGTGTCTTGCATGGCGTGAACAACGACCAGACGCAGCGCCAAAACCCAAAGCAAAATTCTGGGAAGACCAGTCCTTAGAGGAGTTGTGGGAACACAGCTCGAAACGTAGAGGTAGACGAATATAATGAGTGACAAACTATCAGCACAGCCTTGGCACGACGAAATATCGCGCTACCAAGAAGAATATAAGAAGTGGACAGAGCGTGGCGAGAAGATTGTCAAGCGCTACCGCGACGAGCGTAAGGACGCAGAGCAAGCGGACGCACGATTTAATATTCTTTGGTCTAACGTACAGACGCTAAAACCGGCAATTTACGCAAAACCGCCCAATCCTGACATTTCAAGACGTTTTGACGATAAAAATAACGCCGGCAGAGTAGCGGCGATGATTTTAGAGCGCGTTCTTGACTTTGAGATTAAAGAATACCCTGATTTTCACGATACGCTGTCTTGCGTGGTGGATGATAGGCTTCTTCCGGGCAGAGGCGTGGCGTGGCTACGCTATGAGCCTAAGATTGAAGAATTTGAGCCTTCAATTACCAATTATGCGGAGATAGGCGGGGAAGAATACTCACCTGAACGCACACTGGACGAAGAAAACGGGCTGGCGCAGACGGAAGTCTACGAACACGTTGTGTCTGAAACAACACCGGTGGATTATGTCTATTGGCAGGACTTTGCGCATCTACCTGCTCGGACATGGGACGAGGTGACATGGGTGGCACGACGCGTCTATATGACGTTAGACGAGGGGGTAGACCGCTTTGGCGACATCTTTGAGAAAGTTCCGTTAACTAACACGTCAAATCGTAAAGACGGCGACAAAGAAACTACTAAAGCCGATAAAAAGGCAGAAATCTGGGAAATTTGGTCAAAAGCAGAAAAATGCGTCTATTGGATAGCGGAGCAGTACGATGTCATTTTAGACCACAGAGATGACCCACTAGAGCTTTCAAACTTCTTTCCCTGCCCTAAACCTTACTTTGCCACTACATCGACAGGGACGCTGATTCCTGTAGCAGATTTTCTACTCTATCAAGACCAAGCAGACGAGATTGACGAGCTAACAGGTCGAATCAAGCATTTGACCAAAGCGCTTAAAGTCATGGGCATCTACGCGGCGGACGAGCCTGCGATTGAACGCTTGATGAAAGAAGGTAACGATGGGGTGCTTGTCCCTGTCAAAAACTGGGCGGCGTTTGTTGAAAAAGGCGGACTGCAAGGCGCTGTGCAATTTATGCCACTTGGCGACGTTGCGTCTGCGTTGCAACAGCTATATCAAGCGCGTGAGTCATGTAAGCAAATCATTTACGAAACAACTGGCCTGTCCGACATCATGCGTGGCGCGTCGGTAGCGAGTGAAACCGCGACAGCACAGCAAATTAAGAGTCAGTTTGCATCACTACGTCTTGGCAACATGAAAGACGGGCTGTATCGCTTTGCGCGTGAAATCCTGCGCATGAAGTCAGAGATTATCTGTTCAAAATACCAACCACAGACATTAGTTGAAGTGTCAGGCATTATGAATACGCCTGACGCGCAATTTGTAGAGCAAGCGATTCAACTGCTTAAAAACGAACCTGCTAGGGTTTTCAATATTGATATTGAAACCGATACGCTAGTTGAGCTTGATAAGCAGACTGAAAAGCAAAACCGCATGGAATTTTTGACAGCGGTAAGCGGCTTTATTAAAGACGGCATTGGCGCGGTTAAAGAAGACCCTGCAATGGCGCCGTTAGTTGGAGAGCTATTGCTTTATGGTGTTCGTGGGTTTAAAGCGGGCAGAGAACTTGAAGGTGTCCTTGAGCAGTTTGTTGACCAAGCGACTAAAAAAGCAGCAGGACCGCAACCACCGAGCAAAGACGAACAGCGTACACAAGCAGAGGCGCAAATTGCCCAAATGAAGATGCAAGCACAACAGCAATCAGAACAAGCGACAATGCAGCTTGAACAAGTGAAACTTCAAGCTAGCAATCAACTTGAACAAGCTAAACTCGAATTTGATAAGTGGAAAACACAGCTTGATAATGATACAAAGATTACCATTGCGCAGATACAAGCTCAAAACAGTATGAAGCAACACGTTTTAAGTTTAAATGCAGGTAAAGAAGATTCAATGACAGAACTTGATGAAACTGGAAACCCACAGTTGAATAGCGTATTATCAACATCACTAAACAATGTCATTGAAAACGTAAATATGAACATGACGCAAATGATGACACTTGCAAACCAACAGAACCAAGCATTACTCGACAGAATGTCTGAAATGCACAACCAAGTAACTCGACCAAAACAAGTTGTTCGAGATGCTAACGGCAGAATTATAGGAGTCAAATAAATGGCAGTTTCACTTAATACCACATTGCGCAATTCCCGCGCGGACGCAATTACTACTTTTGCTGGCAACGGCGCAAAACTTAGAATCTATACCTCTGGGGCGACACAATTAGCGGAATGTGTTTGCGGTACACCGTTTGCTGGCGCAGCGTCTGGCGGTGTGCTTACGCTAAGCTCAATCACTGCTGGAACAGCAGGTGCAACAGGTACCGCCGATAACGCAAGTATTTATAAATCTGACGGTACAACGCTTATTATTTCAGGGCTTACAGTTGGAACGTCAGGAAGTAATATTAATTTGTCTAGCGTTGCTATTACAACTGGCGACAGCGTGGCAATTTCTTCAGCTACGATTACAGAAGGTAATGCGTAATGACTTTAGTTTTAGCGGATAGAGTTAAGGAAACGACAACTTCTACAGGCACTACCGCTATTACTTTAGCGGGAGCGGCGACAGGGTATCAATCGTTTTCTGCTGCGGTAGGAAACGGAAACACAACCTATTACACCATCGCCGACCAAACAGGCGCTAACTGGGAAGTGGGGATTGGGACTTATGCAAGTTCTGGCAACACACTTGCCAGAACAACTGTATTGGCATCTAGTAACGCGGGCAGTTTAGTCACATTTACTTCAGGCACTAAAGATGTGTTTGTAACTTTACCTGCGGAACGCGCTATTCCCGCCACAACATTACAAGTATTAAATCATTCATCATCGGTGATTCAAGTTGCATTAGCAAACGGGTATCTTCCTGTGTTGAATCATTCAGGGACAACAATTAACGTGAGCGTGAGCTAATGACAGCACGATACCCTCTAGTCCTAAACGGGCCAGCTATTCAAGAATTACAAACCGGCGACACCATAACAGGGTTAGCTGCGTCAGGCGCAAACAGCGATATTACTTCGCTTTCTGGTTTGACAACTGCGTTAACGGTAGCGCAAGGCGGCTCTGGAGCAACAACATTAACCGGGGTAGTAAAAGGTAACGGAACAAGTGCTTTTACCGCAGCGACAGCAGGAACAGACTATGTTGCACCGGGCGGAGCATTAGGTACACCCTCTAGCGGCACACTAACAAACTGTACCTTTCCAACGCTTAATCAAAACACCACAGGTACAGCGGCTAACTTATCCGGTACACCTACACTACCTTCTGGCATTACACTTAGCGCATCAACACTAGGCGGCAACTTAACTGGCGGTGATTATTCACTGACTCGGGCAATGTTTCAAGATACTGGATGGGTGTACTATGATAGCACTACCACAGCCGCTTTAAATTTTACTAACGGCTCACAGCAACGCTGGGCACCAACGGCTTCAAGCAGTCCTACGCTAACAATTTCAAACTGGCCGCCATCGGGTAAATTAGGCGAGCTTCTTATTGAAGGGGTTAACTTGGGTGCAGCAGGTACAATCACATGGCCAACTATTAACTGGATTACGTCTACAGGCGCAACAACAACCACATTTTCTTCTAACGGTGTAACTTTGCAAACATCCGGCACAGACTGGTGCTTACTTTGGACTCGCGATGCGGGAACAACCATTTATGGGAAGTTTGTGCGATGACTATGTTATCGAGGTTTGCAACACTTGGCGGGGCACCAACAGACCCTTACTGGACTAGCGTGTCTTATTTACTTGTAGGGAATGGCGCGAATGGTACGACTACTAATATCAAGGATTCATCTAGTAATAACCTAACAACAAATATTACTAATGCAGTAATTAGCACAGCGCAAAGTAAATTTAACACGGGGTCGTCAGTTTATTTTAATGGGACTACTGCTAAACTTCGGGTCCCTCAAAATAGCTTGTTCAATTTTGGTACTGGTAACTTTACAGTAGAATTTTGGATGTTTATAAGTGCTTACCCAGTTGGGCTAGGAGGGGATGCACAAGGGTATATTGCTTTTAGAGACCAATCAGGGTCAAATTACGGTCTTTTTATAGGCGTTTTATCTGCAAATACTAATAAATTATTTGCAACCTCATCAGGAGTAGATATTACAGCAAGTAGTACATACGCAACAGGAAGTTGGATTCATGTTGCATACGTTAGAAATGGGACTACTGCCACAATATACCAAGACGGGGCATCTATAGGCACCGCAACTTTAAGTGCAAACATGACGTCATCTGGAGCGGTTAATATAGGTAGTGGTGAATGGACTAGCGCACCAACACTAATGAATGGGTATCTTTACGACCTTCGTATTACAAAAGGTGTTGCTAGATATACTGCGAATTTTACCCCAGCACCGTTTCCTCCAACAGCTCCAATGCCAACTCAATAGGATAAAACCATGAAAATAGCCATAATTGAAAATAACCAAATCCTATCTCATGGTGAGCATACAGAGGTGTTTCCTAATGTATCGTTTCCGCCTGAAGGTCTTGATTTAATGTGGGCGCAAGAGCGCAATGCGTATCAAATACAATCTGACAAAGCACATTCACAAACAGAAAAACTCACCTCAGTTGAGCCATATATTGAAGGTGGTGTAGTGTTTGACGTGATTGTTGAAGCTAAAACACAAGATGAGTTAGGTGCTGAAAAAACGCAAAAAGCCAATGAAGTACGCTATAGACGCAATATGCTACTCACACAGTCAGATTGGACACAATTAGCTGATGCACCTGTTGATAATTTAGCGTGGGCGGTGTATAGACAATCACTGCGTGACATTACCTTGCAGGCAGGGTTTCCTTTTACTGTAGACTTTCCAGTAGCACCGTAAGATTATGTTTGGGCATAATCCTTTTGCTGACAGTCCTTTTGCAGCGCTTCCAACGCAAGGAGGAGGCGGCACAAGCATTACTGGAACATTAGCTGTTACGTTAGATGATATTATTGTTGCAAGCGTTGGAACGATAGCACATAACGGAAATTTAACTGCTGTATTAGATGATATTGCGCTTGCAGTTTCCGGTGTTGTAGTACATAACGGGAATTTAACTGCCACATTAGATGACATTTCTTTTGCCGGCACGGGGGCTGACACTCACACAGGAAGTCTGACTGTTTCGCTAGATGATATTGCGGTTGCAGCATCGGGGATAGTTAAACACAACGGCACATTAGCGTTTACATTAGACGACATTATCTTTGATGCTCGCGGCGTTGGCAGAATTACTGGAGCAATGGCGTTAACGCTTGAAAGCGTAACTTTCTTAGCGGCAGGCGCTGACGTTCATGCAGGCTCGTTAGCGGTCACTTTAGAAGATATTATTTTCTTGGCTAATCAAGAGCCAGAGCCTATTGCTTTGCCTTCTAAGGGCGGCATAAAGGCTAAAAAGAAAGAATATAAAAACAACAGCGCCGACGTTAAAAAAGCAATCGAAGACGCTGTTGAAGCAGTAACGGGAGAGCCTAAACCAAAGGTTAAGGCGGCACCTAAAGTTGAAGAAAAGCCTGTTACTTTTGTTGAGGATTATGAAGCAATCCTCCGCATGGAAACTGAAAAAGCTGCACTAGAGCTTGCTATCGCGCAAATGCTT